AAATGTCGCTCATCATGTGGCAGGTGAACGTGAACTGGCCCTGCTGGATGGCGTCACGGTATGCCTTGGCAGTATTCAGCAGTTCGGTCTCGGCATCGGCCACGATGGTAAGTTCCGTAATCGCCTTCGGGTTCCAGCCCGTTAGGAAGAATGTGTCACCCACAGATGGGTACAGGTATTCATTCGGTATTGACACACCATAGTCCTCGTTGCGGACAATGGTGTACACCTGCGTGTAGTTGTTGAAACCCACCTCAAAGGTCATACCCGCCAGCTTGAAGCCGTCACTTTGTACACTTCCCGGAGCGGTGAACACCGCCTGCAGCCTGTTCCCGTCCATAATGTACCGGGTGTCGAAATGGAACGCAGAGCCGTCGGCCTTGGTGGCCGTGATCTTATACTGCGTCCAGTTCTGACGCTCGACACTGTCATCTTCATGGACGATGTCCTGCACCTTCTGCTCAGTGGTCACCGAGGCAACCTTGAGGGCCATGCGAGGGAATATGTCGTCAAACACTACAGCAACCTCCACCGCCTTGGTGAAGTGATTGATGCCTGCCGCCTCAACATACCGCTTGCCGTTATTGCTGCCTCCGGTTTCGGGCAGGTGGATCCTGCGCTCGCCCACCTTGCTCAGCACTCCCGTATCATACACGGGTGTATAGTAGGATGACGGCAGGTCATTGACGTTGATGGTGCTCTCCACAAGCGAGAACTTCTCCCCTTCGCCGAACCCTTCTTGCCGTGCATACATCTTTGTTGAGCCGCTGATGAACCTGTAAATCTCGCTGATGCGCTTGGCCTCAAGCGAGTATTTGTTGTGGTGTGAGCGGTTAAGTGTGGCATAGTATTCTTGCCCGTCATACACGAGTCTGAATTTCTTAGCAATAGTGTCGCTCGTTCCTGTGGCGACCAGCGACCAGCTCTCAACATCAAACGTGCCGCCACTGTAAACCTGCGAAGCATTGATTGTCGCCTTGACCGTCACAGTCATAGCACCGCGCTCGGCAAGCGTCTTGAGCGTATTGATGTTGATGGTGGCACGATAGACTACATTCTGAGAGCCCAGGTCAATGCCTTCTTCGGGGACAGTGACCGTCGTGGCTGGATAAACAACCTGCTGGCCGTCCATATAGACGGTGAACACCACCGATGTGATCTTGTTGCGCTCGCTGCTTGCGATAGTGAAAGATGGGCTTACCGAGCCCGTGATACGGTATTGGTCAGGGTTGGCTGTCGCCGAATTAAGGTTGACGTTTTCGCCGCCTAAAACCATCTGCTTCGACCATGTTGCAATCTCATTTTCAATGATGGTACTCTCGCCGTTAACGCTGTCGGGAATCATGTCAAGCGTGAGCGGCTTTGCCGAGTCGATCACCCACCAGCCCGCGTTACTCGTGGTGTCGCTCTCCTCCGTGACCGTGAACTCCAGCTTGCGGTCGTAACCCTCTGGCACGTTCTGCGTCCCGCCGAAGGCATAGATGCGGTTGGCATAGGTTTGCTGATCACGGGCGATGTCCATACTCTCCACATTGTCGCCAAGTGTGAACACAAACGCCGAGTTGCTGATCTCGCATTTGCCGAAGTGGATGGTGTAGCGGATATGCGACGAGCTGCCATCGGTGACCGTCTCATTCGTCACCCACCATTCGCACTGCCACTCTGTGGCCATCATGTTCAGTGCCTCGATGATGGTCACGCCCTCATAGGAGAGGAACTTGACCTCCGCAGCCTTGGTCGCCGACGGGTGAATGGCCACGATATAGTCCAGGTCGTAGTAGATGGCCTTGATGTTGAACAGCACCTGCTCGGCATGCACCAGCAGACGGTCGGTAAGCGACCACGAGGCCTCCATGCGTTCAAACATGTGGTCAACGCTCGCAGCCGTGGCTATCACCACCTGACCGTTCTGCACAGGCGACGAGTAGTAACTTTCGCTTTGGGCCGTCTCCACAATGGCCTCAACGCTGGTGTCCTTCACGACAACCAGCGTGTTGATATAGTTGGCGAAGATGAAGATGTGCGAATCAAAGCGCAACGAGTAGTCATAGCCGCCCGTCGCCTTGTTGTATCGCGGCATCTGCTCCTGTGTGATGTAGAAGTAGCCGAAGATAGGGTCATTGATATAGTCGCCGATAGCGAAGTTTACCGCATCAACAAGCGAGAACTCCAGCAGAATGAAGTCCTCCTGCATCAGCTTGAAGCGGCGCAGCGAGCGAGGGGTGATCAGCACAGTGGCTATCGTCTCTGTGCCTCCGCTCACCTTTCGCTTGATGTCAATGGTCGCTTTCGAGCGATGCTGGTGTCCTGTTATGTAACCGCTTGCCATTACCCGTTCTCCTCTTCTTCATTATCGTTAGTTCCATTCAGCGTGAGCGAAACGACACCGTTGCCGGGCGTGCGCTCGACAAAACGCAAGGCGAACTTTGCCAACTGGCCGTTGTAGGCCGCAAACTGAGTACACGACAGGTACTGCAGCTTGAACCTGATCTGCTGACCATAGACGGTGTAGGAAAGCAGTATGCCCTGGCCTGTGGCTGTTATCGCATCCATGAATGCCCTATAGCGTGTCAGGAACTGCTCGTAGGTGGCGGCTATCAGGTGCATCTCAAGCGTTAGCTCTCGGGCCTGGAATTGTGTGGGAGCCTGGATGTCTATCCGCTTGCCGCTCTCAAGGCGGCTCTCGTTGCTGACGCGCTCCTTGGCGGCGGCTGGTGCAAGCAGCGTCGCTATTGCGCCGTCACTCAATGACACGCCATAAAGGTCGAAGGCATCATCGTTGACACCCGCCCAGTTGAATATGTTGAGTTGTCCGTGAGGCATATCGTTATAGTTCCTTTATCTTGTTGGCTATCGTCTCTATCGCATCGCCATACTGTGAAGCGATTTTCGTGTATCGAGCAATGTCCTCCAGGTGGCCATTACCGATCAGCAGCAGGTTGCGCATCTCGTTCAACGTCGTACCCTGGGCATTGGTTACCACCGACAGCCCCTGTAGGGCACTCACGGCAGCAGACAGCGACTGGTTCTCGCGCTCCAGACCAATCTGGATGGCGGTCAACCTCCCGTTCAGCTCGTCACCCTGCTCCTGAGTGAACGAGGCCACGGCTTTGTATGCGCCGCTACCCTCACCGGTGCTGCCCCAGCCGAATTGCTCGCGCAGCTGTTCACGGTCGCGCAGGGCGTCTCCCACAATCCGGTCCCAGTCACGCTGCAGCGCGTCACGCTCGGCCTGGTCTATGCCGTCGGTCTCGGCAGCCTTCCTGAACGACTCATACCACTGCTTGATCAGCGGCTCATACGTGTCCGACACCAGAGCGCCGATAATCGCGTTCTGCAGGTATTGCTCAAAGTCATCGGCAAAGTCTGCGGCACTGCTGTCCATGTCAGCAAGCATACGCTGGAAATCGCCCACAACGCTGTCCAGAGACACACCCGTGATCTTCTCGGCATAAGCCTCGGCAGCCTCCTCAAGCTCGCGCCAGTATTCGATGTAGTCATCCATGTACTGCGCCGCATCTTGGTAGCCCTCAGCCGCCAGCTGCTTGATATGGGCATACACCTCGGGGGCATCCTTCGCCACCTTGTGCATCTGCTCGCTTGTCAGTGACCAGAACTGGCTCGCACTCGTCACGCTCTTGCCAACGATCTGAGACACCCGCTGCCACTCGCTGGAGTTCACACCCTCGTTGATTTTGCTGTTCGAGGAACCCTTGCCGCCGATGCCCAGGAAGCCGTTATTGTAGGCCCCACCCATGCGACGCAGCATCTCCTGGGTATTACGCTGAGACTGCTCCAGGTTCGACTGCAGCTGCTTGTAGATCTCGCCGGCATCGGCTACAGCACTCTCGCTCATCTCGTCGGTCAAGTCATCAACGCTACGCTTCAACGCCTCGTTGCTCTCTGTCAACCGCTCCATGTCCTCAGCAAGAGTCTTGTCACTGTCACCCATCCCGGCAATGCCCCAAGAGCCCAGGGCGTTGCCAAGCGTGCGGATGGAACCGTACACGCCGTTGATGACTCCCATGATGTTGCCGCTTTTCAGACTTTCCCACGCCTCAGTGGCATATTTCGAGCTCTCGGCAAAGTCGCTGAATCCCTTGCCGAATTTCGTGTCCTCAAGGTCCAGCTGGTCGATGAAGTCCATCGCACTCTGCACGTTGTCATTGATCGTGTGGACGATCTTGTCAATGATGGCCACCGTTTGAGCCATGCTACCACCAGCTGCCTCAGCAGCAGAAGAGGCCTCGCCCATTGCAGCGGCGGCATTGTCCGAAGCAGCGGCAAAGTTCTGCTCACTGCCGGCAAGGTTGTCAATCAGACCTTGCATTTTCTCAAACGCTTCGCCCTTGAAGTTCGACAGGATCTTGTCGGCATTCTCCACCTTGATGTCCTTGGCATCCAGCTTCACGCCATATTTCAATGCGGCACCCTGGATTCCGGCCTTTGCATCGTTCACAGCCTGTAATGCTCGCTCATACTCCCGCTGGGCCTCCACAGCTCGCTCCTGGGCGCGCAGGGCCTCTTCCTCTAAGCGCTTGCGCTCCTCCAGGGCGGGGATCGTTAGGCCGAACGCTTTCTGCCATTCGTGCTGACGGTCAACCATGCTGGCCTCAATCTTGTTGATCTGTTCCACCACGGTCTTGTAGTCGGTGGCATTGAGCGTGGCATCCTTCAGGTATTGGTTCAACTGGTCGCGCAACTGGCCGAGGTGCTCGACCGACAATTTGTCAATGTCGCCGAACACATCATCCCAACGGATCTTGTCCTTGAAGTGGGAGAAATCAAGACCCTTCTCGAGTGCCTTCTGCTCGGCAATCAACGTCAATCGCTCGCCCTCGGTCCCGGCCTCCTCAATCTTCTTAGCATATTCCTGGGCAATCGCCAAACGCTGCTGCTGATAATTCCCATACTCACGCAGAAACGCAGTGAGGGCCGCAGTCTCATTATCCTGAATCTCTTTCAGTGAGTTGGCATATACCTGATTTGCGGCGGCCATACGTTTCTTAAAGGCATTGTTCTCTTCATCGGTGTATGCTTCATTGCTGGCCGCCTTCTTGTATTCTTCACTTTCGTAGAACTTCTTGCCCTCGTTTTTCTTCTGGGCATCCCAGAGTTTCTTCGCTTCATCAATACGCTTCTGGCGCAGATCCTCATACCATCGCGTTACCGATGTGATTTCTTTATCCCGGGCAAGTTCAATTTCAGCAAGGGTCTTTTTGGTACCCTGTCGCATGGCACGGATCTCAGCCTCGCGCACCTCCAGTTCCAGATCTGCCGACTTACGCCCCTGCTCGGTCATCTGATGCAGGTGTATCTCGGTGATCTTGTCATATTCATCGGCTTGCTCCTTAGCAATACGGGCTCTATCACGTGCGGCTTTCTCAGCAGCGCGTTTTTGCCTGGCTAATTCCTTGGGATCGGTATAGGTCGGTTCTTTGGTAGGTGTAGTGGCCTCTTCTTTGATTTCCTCAGTGATGCCATACATCTCCTTGTATAATTCGATGCTCTCCAGTGTGGCTTTGTTGGATTTCTGGATGTCGTAGGCAAGTTCTTTGACACTCACGCGGAAGTCCACAATACCGTCAGTGGCATTCTTGCCCCACCGGGTAGTCCACATGGTTGCCTTCTCAAGATCCTTCCAATCCTGGGCATCCATATCCTTGCCGTCACCTTGAGTGGCGAACTTGAAGAATTTCTTATACAGCTCAGTCCCTCTCGCTTTGCCATACTTGTCAATGAGTTTCTTGTAGGCGTCATCTAGTTTTTCCTGGACCACTTTGTCGTTGGCATCCATCTGCTTATCGACAAATGACTTTAGTTGACGAGCAGCGATTGACCTTCTGATAGCATCAGTCAGTTTGTCATACATCAGAGCCAGATTACCGACTTTGGCCCATTCAGCCTCAAGGCCGGCATAATACTGGCTGTACTGGTCAATGATCTGCTGCTTGATTTTCTTATACGCCTCGCTGCCCTCTTCAGCCTCCAGTAACTTCTTATAGAGGGCATCAAGTTTTGACATCTCACTTGCAGTGCTGGCATCAACACCAGCAGCAGCTTCCTCCAGGCTTTTCTGTGCCTCATCAAAGGCATCTGTGGCAGTCGCAGCTGCGACAATGGCCGAAACAAGGGCAGACAAAGCGACCGCTGCTGCAACGTATGGATTGGCAAGCATAGACTTGTTAAGTGCATCCTGGGCAACCTTGAGAATTGATGTCTTTGCAGCAGCTGCTGCTGCCGCTATACCATGAGCCTGCTCTACCGCTGTGACCGTAATCACGGCAGTCTTATATACACCATAATTGGCAATGAGGAAACCTATGGCCTTTGCGACAGCCTCATAGTTCTCGACCAGTTTGGTCACACCGCTGATTGCACCGGTGATAATGCCTTCACTCTTTGTTCCGACCTCGTTGAATGCTGCATCCACAGCATCGCTTAGCATCGACATCTGGCCCTCAATGGTCTTTGCGGCATTCTCGCTCATGTTAAAGAACTTACCGCCCGCACTTGTAGCGTCAATAAATGCCTGCTGAACCTGCTGAGCGGAAATCTTGCCCTTGCTCATCTCGTCTTTGAGCTGGGCGATGGACTTGCCTGTCTTCTCGGCGATCACGGACAAGGGGTTGAATCCAGCATTGATCATCTGCAGCAGATCCTGTCCCATAAGTTTTCCGGTGGCACTCATTTGTGAGAAAGCCAGCGACAGCTGCTGGAACTTGCCGCTCTCACCCATCGATATGTCGCCGATGGCCTTGATATAACCTGGCACCTTGGCGGCCTCAACATCAAAGCTCAGCATCGTCTGTGTCGCCTTAGTGATGTCACCGAACTCCAGTGGGGAAATCTTCGCATAATCGCGCACCTGCCCCATCAGCTCGTCAGCCTTTTCTTTGCTGCCAAGCATCGTGCGGATAGCAGTGTCCGCCTTCTGGAACTCGCCACGCACACGCACCATGTCACTTATGAGCTGCTTGAACACAGCAGCACCGCCAAAGGCCGCAAGGTACTTGCCCATGGAACTGCCCATCGACTTGCCGATACCGTCAAACTCGCGCTGCATCTTGCCGCCCTCGACCTTGACCTCCTCGGTGATGCGCCTCACCTGAGCCTTCACCTCTTCACTGCCAGACTTGAAAGCCCGGGAATCCAGACTGATGACAAACTTTACCTCCGACATGATTAACTAAACATTTCAACAATACGTTGTGCATTCCTTGGATCATCCCCACTGATAACATCCCCATCAAGCAGATGCAGCGGTATGCGCTTGCGTTCCTCTTCGCTCAGAATCACCTGCGTCACCTTGTCTGCCATCAGCACCGTCAGTGCCGCATACGATATGCCCCACACCAGATACTCGTATGTCCAGCCATAGCGCTGCAACGCCGCGTCTATCAGCTGCCCGAATATTGTCTTGCCCCCAAATGTCGGCGTATTATTCTTCTTGTATGCACTCACCTTGCGTAGACGCTCCACTTCCTTGACAATACCACTCGACTGCAGGAAATCGTCCACCTGCGTGCTCGACAGCAGCTCTATAAGCAGTGTGGACAGTTCATCCGTCTCAACTTGAGCCTCCAAGTAAGTGGCACGTTCCTCAATCAAGCCGGCATC